CCGTAAATTCGCCAATATTGACGGTGTTTCCTGCGGCATTGATAAGCACATACCCGCCGGCATTCCGAATCACGAGAGAGGTCGCGGTGATGTCTCCGTCGATGTTTGCAGACTTCACATGGAGGTTTGTTGCGTCAATCTTTTCTGCGGTGATGCTTCCGGTTGTAATCTTTCCGCCGTCAATCGTCGTCGTTGTGTTTCCGTTGATAGCAGTGATAAGACCGGCAATGTTGATTTTGCTCGCGTCAATAGAAACCGCTTCGGCGCTCTGGTTGATGGTGGAGATAATCTTTCCGGAATCGACTTTTAGCAGAATGTTCTGCGTGTTGACCTCGATGCTTGCGCCGAACTGATTGAGCGCTTGTGCCAGCGTCGCGGTGGTGTAACTTGTTGTCCCGTCCGTCCAGTCGATTTTTGAGCGCGTCCAGATATATTTGCCACTCACCCATGTCGGGCAAGTCGTAACCCACGAGCCGCCCGTCTGCGTCGCGTTTGACGAGGACAGATAATACTGCTCCTGAATACTGCTGATGCCCGTTCCTTGCGCACCCGCTGGACCTTGTATCAGACCAACATTTTCCCAATCGCTGTTGTTCCATACATAGAGATAGCCATTTACAAGATAGCCATCCCCCTCGTTTCCTGTCGGGTGTGCCGCTTTCAGAGCTTCGATGCTTTCGTAAGAGCCGAGAATTGTAACGCTCTTTCCGTCTGCGCCGTTTGCACCCGCGATGCAGGTTGCGTCGCTTTCGTTTGTTCCTCCGTTTGCATATGTCCAAACCGTCTTTTGCCACATATACTTGCCGTTTTCCCAAGCAGGGGCAACCGTCTGCCACCCCGTCTCCGGTGCGGTCGTATTGGAATCGGAAAGAGCATAGTACACATCCGCGCTCGTCAGCGTCGATGTTTTGTCGGCTTTCAAGGCGATTGCCGCTTCGTTGGCATCGGCTTTCGCGGAGATAGAAGCAATCGACGAAACATCGTCCTCGACGCTTGATTTCCATGTCGCAAGCGTCGTTATGTTCGCTTCGTTCGCGTTCGCCTTTGCTTCTGTCGCGGCGATTGTCGCTCCGGCGCTCGTTTTCCACTCGGTCAACTGCGTAATATTCGCTTCTGCCTCTGTGACCTTGATTGAGAGTGCCGCAACATCCCCCTCCGTGTCCGTGACACGGGCGATGATGCTGTTTATCTGCACCTCAATCGTCGCCGCCGCCATCTGCGCGTAATTGTTGCAGATGTCAGCAACCGCCACCCAAGACTCTCCGACGCGCTTATAGAGTGTTCCGGCGCTGTAAAGAACACGACGGATTCCGGTTTCCTCCGGCGTTTCGGTAATGTCATTCTGGCAATACCACAATTCATCTTCCGCGCCCGCCTGTTCTTCGGTGTAAAGCGCAACGGCATCGCCCCTTACCCATCCATCTCCGTTCCATGTGTAGAGATAGCCGAGTTCAAAAACGATTTCCGCGCCGCCGGTTTGCACTCTGGCTGACGGACTTCCGCAGTCTATGATGCTTGCGGTGTATCTGTTTGTCATTCCGGCTTCCAGAATTGTCGCGCCGGTTCTGTCAGAGGCAGGGATTCCCGCATCGTGAATCGTGCGCCGTTCTGCAGATGCGTAGGATTCAAGATGCGTTACTGTCGGCACATAGATTGTGCCTTTCTCCATGATGCCCCCGGCAAGCGAATAAGTGTAGCCATAGGTCGGAGAATACCGACCAACCGCATACTTATCCTTTGAGAGTGCAAGGGCTTTTTCGTTCGTGGTTACAAGCGCCGTGATTTTAGCGGAGTTCTCGTCAGCTTCTGCCCCGATTGCCGCAATGTTCGTCTGCACTCCGGCAAGCACGGAATCTGTTTCGGTTTTCCACTTTGCCAAAATCGAGATTGACGCGGTGTTGTTTGCGGTTTTCTGCGAAATCTCCGCAATGGAGCTTTCATTGTTGCTGACTCTTTGTGCAAGCGATGTTATCTGTGTGCCTTGACTATCGGTTTTCTGGTTCAACTGCGCAATGCTCTCGCCGTTCTCGTCAACCGTCTTTGTCAGGGCGGAAATCGCCGCTTCGTTTCCGCTTGCCTTTGCAGACACTTGCGCAATGTCCGTTTCCGTCAGCGACACTCGTTGTGCCAGCGAGGTAATTTCTGCCCCCTGCGCGTTCGATTTCTGTTCGAGGATTGAGAGGTTGCTATCTGCTGTTTCCTGCCAGCTTGTGATTGCCTGAATGGAGCTTGTATTTGCCTCCGCCGTCGCCTTAATGTCTGCGATAGCTTTCGTCGCTCCGCTTTCGGAATCTCCCACCCACGAAACAAGCGTTTCAATCGTCGCGGCGTTCGCATCCGCTTTTTGTGTGACATCCGTAATTGCCTTGATTGCTCCGCTGTCGGTGTCGCCTATCCACGCGACAATGCTCTCAATACTCGACTCGTGAGCATTAACAGATGCTTGCAATTCTGCAATGGCTTTGATTGCCCCGCTTTCTGTGCTTCCCATAAAGGTGAGCAGAGTCGTAATGTTCGCGGCGTTCGCGTCCGCCTTTTGCGTGACATCTGCAATCGACTGTGTTGCTTCTGTTTTCCACGCAGTAAGCAGTTCGATTTTTGACTGCTCATCTTTTATCTCGGCGGTGATAGAAACAACGGATTCCAGCAGACTGTTTAAGCTCTTGTAAACATATTCGTCTGTTTTCGATGCTTTTGCAATCCAGAGACCGTTCCCGTCTTTCGTGCTTCTGCGGTACACAGTGTCCTTTTTGTACTCAACTCCGTCTGCCGTGTGCGACGCGGTGCAATACCACAGGTCGCCGTCCTCCGCCTCCGCTTCTTCCTCGCCGGCGAAACGAATTTCCGACAGATAGTGCCATCCGCCGTCCTGCCATACATACGCATTGCCTTTGATAAAGGAATAATCCGCATTTCCGGCTTGCAGTCTCTGGCTCGGCGTTCCTGCATACAGCGCATTTGCTTCGTCTCTGTTACTTTCGGGCGTTCCTGCGTCGTAAACTGTTCCTGTGAGGTTTTCGCGGCTATCGGATGGTGTTCCGCAGTCAATAATGTTTTCCGCGTCGCCAGCAAACCTTTCGGCGTGTGTCTCGGTCGGTATGTAGATGATTCCATCTTCCATAACTGCGGCGGCGTTTTCGTATGTTCTCCCGTATGTCGGAGACTTGTCGCCGCAATAATACGGGTCAGACGGCACGGCGAGACCTTTCACAATGTCCTTGACATCCATCTCGACCGTTTCGGCTTCGAGGAATGCGCTTTCTGCGCGATTGAATGCGTCCTGCGCCTTTTCGTCAACGGCAACAACATCGCCCTCGATTTTTTCAACTGTGTCCGCAACGCTGTTGACCTTTTCCTCGACCTCTCCGGTCTTTGCAAGAGCTTTTTCGGCAACGATAATCGCATCTTCTACATTCGCCTCGACGAGCGCCTGAGTGTAGCTCTGAATTGTTTCCGGCACGCAAGACAGCGTTACCGTGTTGCTGTTTGGGTCGTCGGGGTATTCAACATACTTGACGATACTGTAAACGACCCGCAAGCTCCGTTCGGCAACCATGAGTGTGATTTTGTCGTGCATCCGTAGCGTCAGATGTTCGTATTCGCCGTGGTTCTGTTTTTCGAGGTCTTGCACCTGACACTCGTAACTGCGCTCCGGCTTCGCCATTGCTTCCAGTTTCTCGTATGCGGCTTCAAGCAGGGATGTCGCAACCTCGTAACGCTCATCTACCCAGTAGGCGCATACGGTCTTTGCCTTGTAATTCTTGTTTTCGATGTAATCTTTCCCGCCGTTTATGTCGGCAAAAGTCAAGCCGTTCGCGCCATAGGCATACAGTCTCGTAGCAAAGTCTGTTGACGCCCCCTGAAACGCAAGCGATTTCAGGTTGAGTTGGTCGGAAAGATACACGCCGTGCGTCCCGATTTTCTCCGGCACTCTGACTTCGAGCGTCTTTTTGAGCGTTTTCCACACGAACCGGACACCGTATTTGCTTATGCAATCGTATATCGCTTCGTATGGTGTGCAATGCTCGTATGTTCTGCCTCGGTGCTTCGTGCATTGCTCCGCACCGATGATTGTCCATCCTGCCGGCAGATTGTCGGTCAGCACCTTTGCTATGAGTTGGTTCTGATATTTGTACCCGTGCTTTATCTCGGCTTTGAGGAAATCAAAGTCGATTTCACATTCGATTGCATCATCCTGAATTTTCTTTACGAGCCATGCGTTGTCTCCGTAATGGATGCTCGTTTCTTCGGAAATGACTTTGTAAACGGGGTGGCGAACATCAAGACTGAAAATCAATTTGTCACATCCGTTTTCGAGGTGTTCGACCCGCCCGTTTTTTACATCGACAAGAGGCAACGCCTCTCCTGCCGCATTGAATACTTTGAGCAACATAGCGTCCGCCTCCTCTCAAAAATAAATCGGGTAATACTCAATAGTGACGCTTCCGTTCCCGCTGATTGTCACGGTGTTGTTTCCGGCTTTCAGCGTCGGAAACTCTGTGATGTCGGTCTTGTCAAAGCAGTTCGCGCCGTCCTCTGTGATTTTTCCTGCAATGCCATCTATTACGACCGTGCTTCCGGTGATACCGCTCACCGTAATTCCGTTTATCGTGAACGATGTTCCGCCGCCAATCGCAATCGTGTACTTTACCGCCGCGTCCATATTGCCTTTGATGTTAACCGTTCCGGAGGCGGAGAGCGTTGCGCTCTCCTTAGCCCCGTGCCTGTATGCGGCGAGCGTGTATTCGCGCTGGAATATGCCCTCCGCGACTCTCGTCGGCTTTCCCGCGTTTGTCAGAACGCCTCTGTAATAGAACCCGTCCGGCAGATACAGATCTGTTTCCGCAGTGAGCGTAAAGCCAAGATTTGTTGACGCGCTTTCAGCGAGCGCGTCCCTCTCTGCGAAAAATTCACACTTGATACTGATGCTTCGCAATGGCATATCCGGCGCGAAAATCGCAGGAATCATCCGTTTATTCGGTTTGAAATAGTTGTTTTTAAGGGCAACCGCGCCCGTGTTGTAGGACAAAAGCGACGCGCCGTAGGTGGCAAGCGCAACGCCGTTTACCCTTGTGGTGTCCTGTGCCATCACTTTTTCCTCCACGCAAGTTCTTTTTCGACATACGGCGTGATTACTCTCGCCGCTTCTTTGCCGTCGATGATGATTTGATTGTCGATGAATTTCGGGCTATTCTCGCCGTTTTCTTCATCGCCGTTGCCGTCGTCCTCGTCTGCCTCGGAATGCGCCCAAGCGGAGTTTTTGGAGGTCACAGCGGCATTGTAATACTCTCCCTGCGTTGCATCCATAGCCGTTCGCACATGGGCGACCATTTCCTGCGCGTCTATCGCGTCCATAATGTCGTCCTGCATCTTGGATATGGATTCCGTTGCTTCGTGCGAGTTCTCGTCAATACCGACCGCCAAACCGAGAACGAGGTTTTTACCGATGACATTCTCGAATAGTTTCGACGGGGAGTGAATGCCGAAAAAGTCTTTTATCCTATCGACAATGCCATCAAACAGCCCTGAAATCTTCTCCCACAGCCATTCGCCAGCGTCTTTCATGCCGTTCCAAAGCCCCTTAATGAGGTTCAGGCCGCATTCCGCCATCTTCGGGATAAAACTTGCGAACGACTTAACGATGCCGGTGATAATCTGCGGAATCGCCTTGACGATTTCGACGATGATTGTCGGCAAGTTCTGCACAATGGCGACAAACAGCTTTATTCCCGCTTCGACAAGTTGCGGAATCATGCTCAGCAGTCCGTTGATGATGCTTTCAACAATCGTCGGCAATGCGTCAAGAATCGTAGTGATTATTTCCGGCAACGCCCCGATAAGTGCAAGAAAAAGCTGTATGCCGCAGTCAATGAGCATCGGTATCAGCGTGATAAGCGCATCAACAATGGCGTTTACGATGGTCGGAATCGCTTCGCAGATGGATGTAATAATCTCCGGCAATGCTCCGACCAATGCGGTCAGCAGTTGGATTCCGCACTGAATAATCTGCGGAAGCATCTCCATTACGGCAGAAATTATCGAGTCGATAATCTGCGGAATTGCTTCGCATATCGTTACAATAATCTCCGGCAATGCCCCAACGAGCGCAGTGAGTAGCTGGATGCCGCAGTCGATGATAAGCGGCAAGAGGTCAAGAATCGCCCCTATGATGCTCTGGATTATCGTCGGAATGACCGCAACGATGGTTGCGATAATATCCGGCAACGCACTCACGAGAGCCGTCAACAACTGTATTCCGCACTGAATAATCTGCGGAACGAGACTCAAAGCGACATTTACGATGCTGTCAATAATAGCGGGTATCGCTCCACAAATCGACTCAATTATCGTCGGAAGTTCTGCTATCAGGGCGGTGAACAGCTGTATTCCGCACTCGATAATCATCGGCAGAAGTTGCGAAACCGCGCTTATGATGCTTTCGATGATGGTCGGAATCGCGGCGCATACGGTCTCGATAATGGACGGCAATGCCGATATGAGAGCCGTAAAAAGCTGTATGCCGCATTCGACAATCTCCGGCACGAGTTCAAGCAGAGTGTCAACAATGCTCTGCACGAGTTCCGGCAGACAGGAAACAATCGCGGAAATGATTTCAGGCAACGCCTCTGTTACAGCGGTGAATGCCACTACGAGCGCGTCGGTTATGACGCTTGCCGCCTTTTTGATTCCTGCCGCAATGCCTTTTATAAGGGTCGGCAATTTTGCCGTGATGCCCGAAATCGCCGCAGGAAGTTGCGCAACAAGCGATTCAAAGAGCGTAACCCCTGCTTCTGCAATCATCGGAACGAGTGCCGTGATTGTCTCGACTATCTTTGAGCCGATTTTCGGAAGTTCCTCCGTGATGCTCTCGACAACAGCAGGAATGGCTTCAATGAGCGCTCCGAAAAGCTGTTCCGCCGCCTCAATGAGTGCCGGCATTTGTGCGACAAGTGTATCGCAAAGGATAACAACGATTTCACCTATTTGCGAAACAAGTTTTGGCAGAAGTTGCGAAACCGCGCTTATGATGCTTTCGAGAATTTCCGCCGCCGACGCGAGTAATGTCGGCGCGGCGTTCAAGATACCGCGTACTATCGCGTCAACAAGATTTGCGCCCGCCTCGATTACTTGCGGCAGATAGTCAACCACCTTTGCGAGCATCTGACCGAGGGCTTCTGCAAGAGTTTGTATAAGCGTATCCGCGTTCGCCGCAAGTCCGTCGCAAATGCCTTTGATAAGTTCTCCGGCAAGCACAGCGAGGTCGCG